AGTGTATATTGTAAAACAAATGAAGATTTTAAAAATATCAAATGTGAATATTATAAAGATAGAGTAAAAATAAATAACGGCATTAAATATCACGATGCACCTTTTAACATTACTAAATTATTAAATATAAACGGTTATTATACAAATAAAAATATTGATTTTTATTATGAGTGTAATATTAGACCAACTTTTTATATTGATAATTGTATTGAAGGATTAACAACATTAGATATAAATAAATGTTATATAAACATTTTATTTAATAAAAATTATTCATATCCTGTATGCGACGGATCCGAAGAAACAACAATATATAATGATGAACATGAAATATGCAATACTGGCTTTTATTTTTGTATTTTTAATACATATAATGAAATTCATAAAGCATTATTTAAAAAAGAATGCTGGATTATGGGATATTTAATAAAAAAGTTAAATTTAGATGTTAAAATATTATATCAACATATACCATCCGACGGCGTGTCATTTTCTAACGAACAAATAGACGAATTGAAAAAATATAAACCACAAGAAATAAGAAATTATACGGGCATTTTAGCAAAATATACAACACAAAAAACAACAACTATATGTACCACAAGCCAACAAGAAAAAAAGGCATATGAAAGTAAATATACAAATTCATATGTTATTAATGATGAAGTTGAAATTGTATATAATCACTATAGACAAAAAACGGGCATATATGCTTATATGGGTATTGTTTCATATTCAAAATATGAATTATACAGAATATATGAAGTATTACAAGATATGTATTCATATGTAGGTATATACAAAATAAAAACGGATTCTATGCAAATTGACGAAAACGTAAGCGATGAAGATATTATTGAAATTAATAAACGATTAGAACAATATAATATAAGCATTAAGAGAGAAATTAAACGGCCAATTAATTATATTGATACAGTTGATGAACCAATCCCCCGCCCGATAATTGAAGAGCAAAAATCATATACAAGAGAACGACAAATATTACCATTGTTGAGAAATAAAAAATCTTTTTTTATTAGCGGGCGGGCTGGTTATGGTAAGACATATAAAATTAATAATGTAATTATTCCATATCTTAATAAACATAAAATGAAATATATTCACGCTGCACCAACAACGCATATATGCGATTTATTTAAAATTAATACTTTACATTCATATTTAAACAATGACCATTCTAAATTAGATGAAATATTTAAAGATATTGATTATTTAATTATTGATGAATGCGGATTAATCCCTGAACATTTTATTATTGTATTAGAACATATCAAAAAATTAGGAGTTAATATTATATGTGTAGGCGATATTAATCAATGCTCATATTCATTAATCAATATTATGGAGAGACAATCTATGATAAATATTTGCGATGGTATTATTTATAATGTTGTATGGACAGAACACGCAAGATATAATAAAGAGTATGACACATTTTTAAATAAACTTTTAAAATTTAATGTTATAGACGATAAATGCATTCAACATATTAAATCATATTTTACGATAAATAATTATAAAACAAAAGATACAAATGATATAAAATTGACATATACGAATAATATGAAAAGTATGGTTGATGCAACTTCAACAATTTTTAAAATGCAAGGACACACAATTAATGAAAAATATAGTATATATGAAACAACACATATGCCTATGAAAGTATTATATACCGCATTATCACGATGCACCGATCCACAATTAATAACATTATTTTATTAAATATATAGTAAATTTTTTTATTATTATAAATATTAAAAATATTTTATAAACCTATAATATAATAATGGTCAATACGTATTTTTACAAGATTTACAATACCGACACACCAACTAAGAACGTTTATATAGGTTCCACGTGTAATATAAATGATAGATGGAGAAACCATAAATCAAATATTAAAAATAAAAATAATAGATTATATAAATTTATACGTGAAAATGGAGGATTAGAAAAATGGACATATAGAGTATTAATGCAACGAAATATACCTAATGACGACGAACGATATATGATTGAAGCCGAATTAATAAATCAATATGATATAAAAAATTGTTTGAATAAAAATATACCTAATAATTTTAAACAATATGAAACCCGCGAAGAATATGATATGATACGCAATTATAAAAATATAGAATGTGAAATTTGCGGGACTGTATATAGAGGACTGCCACATAAGAGACGACACGAACGAACAAAAAAATGTAAAAAAGGCAAACCCCAAATTTTAATAATTTAAATATAATAACACTTAAAAAAATTATTTTATAATATAAATATATATTATAAAATGGATAAAAAAAATTACGCTAAAAAATATAGAACCGAAAATAAAGAAAAATTAAACGAGTATTTAAGGACATATCGTAATGAAAATAAAGAATATATGAAATCATATTATATAGATAATTTAGAAAAATTTAAAAATAAAATAGACTGTAATATATGTCATAAACAATATAGTTATGCCAATAAACATAAACATATGAACACTAAACACCATATAATATGCCAAAATATAAATAATGTTAATTTAGGGCTTATAGTATAATTATAATGTTGTTAATGATGTAATATCGGTTGTAAATGTATTCCCTGCATTATTTGTATCATAATATATTGTCCCGATTAATTGTTGCCCTGCTGTGCTGTCAAAATTTACTGTTGTATTTGTTATTAATTGATTTGTATTACCTATTGTCAAATCACCATTTATAACCATAGATGCGGATGCACCTATAGTTCTAATTTGAAAATATATTTCTAATTTCCATCGCGTCAATGATGTCGCCAATTCTACATTATTAATGCTTATCAATTGAATTGCTGAAATAGTTGATGTATTTAACGCATATAATCTAAAATTTTGTATTATTCCGTTATTTCCTTCTTGCATTGTTCCTATACTTAATAATTTAAACGTATTACCAACAGCCAGTGTATTTGCTGGTATAAATGCGACACCGCTTATATTATTTGCGGTTGCAGTTGGTATGAATGACGGGGCGAATTGAAATGTATTCCCTCCCGCTGGTGTTAATGTTGCCCCTGTATATGATATTTGCTGTGTTTGTCTCATAAGTGATGCATTAACATATATATCGGGTGATATTGATTTGTATAAATAAATATTTCCTTGTGTTTCAATTTGTGATGCTAATAAATTATTAACATTATTTATATTATTATTTTTCATATCTAATGCCCTTAAACATTGAACGGCATTAGTCCCTGTTGTTGTTAATATTGTGTCTCCTCCGTTTAATCTAACAAAACCAGAACTCGTAAGAGTAATAGAGGTAGCCCCGACCACTGATATAATTTCATCTTGTATGGTTAATGTACTATTACCCGAAACACCAAATATGCCAGCACATCCTAAAATATTAAACCCATTCAAATTAAAATTTGTAGCATTTGATGCATTATTTAATATTGGATCGGTTATTAATTTAGTAGCACCCGTCATTGTTATTCCCGTTACGTTAGTTAATGCATTACTACTCATATTTAATCCTCTTAAACATTGAACGGCATTAACCCCTGTTGTTGTTAATACCGTATCAAATGCATTTAAACGAGCAGTACCCGTGGCCGTTCCAATATTGACAATAACGGCGCCTTGTATATTTATAGTATCATCACTTATTGTAATTGCCGAATTTGGCGCTTGACCTGTTATATTATTTGCATTTATAATATTAAATCCGTTCATATTTAATGTCTGGTTCATAGTGGCCGATAATGTATTATTTAGCGCGGTTTGTAATCCTGATACTTCCCCTATCGTTATTTCTTGAACACCTATAAGTGTATTATTACTTGTTGTTTTTACAATTGCTGAACTATCTATATTTTTAATTCTACAATTACGAACATATATATTCTGACTTCCGTCCGATAATTGCTGATTTTCACTTATTGATAAAAATGATGACATATATATTATAAGTTTAGATAAGATTTTAAACCGTTATTTTCATATATTAATAATGCTGTTATGCTTCGTTGCCCACAGTTCATCTCTTTTATATGTTGTTCAACGTCATCTTCTGTTGAATTCCAATTTTTATTTAATATGTCTTTAGGTTTCCGCCCGAAACTGTCATATACATAATATTTATCATTTTCTTTTACAACCGCTACCCAATGGCTCCCTGGTTGATTATGTTTATCTAAATTAGCGATACAACAACATCCATTTTTTAAATCTGGTATTTTATCTGACGGAAAACAACCTTTATAATTTTTCAATACTTTATAGCATATTTGATTAATTAAATGATTATTTGTTGTATTACTGCCTATATGCTTTTCTATAATTTTTAACGTATTATCATATATATCCATTATATAATAATATTACAAGATTTTAAAATTTAAATTTGTTATTTAACGATCCGACAATTCAACCATTTGAACCTTAGCATTTGCGATTGATACTTTACATACCTGTTTAAATACATTTATAAGTAAAAGATTACGAGTTGCAAGAGCATTTACAAAAGATTGATTAACCTGCACACGTGTTGCCTGTGAGCGTCCGTCACGATTTACGGCATATATAAATAGAGGTCCTTTCTGTTTCCATTGTTCATATGTTTCTGTCCCGCCGTCATCTCCATACATACCACCGCCAATAACTGACTGCATATATGCCCACGTGTAATAATCTTTACCATCAACAAATGTTGCGTCAAGGTCTGGCTGAGGATAATTCTTACCCGCAAAATTTAAGAAAAATCGGGTCACGTCCATATTTACATCAATATTACGTGGATCCATAATAAATTTAGAAGCGGAGTATCTTGTATCCGAACCCGCACTTGACTGTTGATATGCCACGATTAAATGTGTCGTTGATGGTGAAACGTCAAAATTCTTTTGTGTTAAATTATTGCTGGGGACGAGTTCTGATTGAACATTAATAGAGGTTAGGTCTAAAAGAAAATTACCCGCATCATAACTATCACCGCGATAAGTTCTAATATATAGATTAGCCTGATTTACAAGAACATCATAATCTGTTCCTGCTGTTTTTGCATTTCCTACTGTTTCAACACACGCAACCTTATAATTTTGATTTGGTGTGAGGGTTAGACGATAACGAGCATTAGGGGGGAGATAATGTGGAATATTAAAAAAACTGATAGGGGGTTGCCATAGTAATTCAATATCTTTTGCAGCACGGGGGAGTTCCTGTGAGAAAAAAGGAGAATATATACGGATTTGCCAACCTGTTGTCGCATCCACATCGGTCACCGCCGCTGCGGGTATCGGACCAGCGTCAAGTGTAATTGTTGTTGTCTTCCCATCTACCACTCCTACCGTATTTACTGTATTACGATAAATAGCACCCAAGGCCGATATATATTCAAAGATATCACCTGGTTTAATAAACACACCACGCGCCATATTTACAGCACCCAAATTTTCTTTTAACGACACAACAACGGGGCTTGTATTAGTAATACTTAATGTATCGTTGTCAGCCTTTACCCAATCACCCGAAACGAGACGATACATAGAACCACACCCTAACGAATTTTGACTATTTAAACCTTGTACGCAACCCACAACATGCGCAGGCTTACAAATAATCCCCATCCGTTTTTCAAAAGCTGGTGAATATACATCAATACCATTTGAACTTTCAATTACTGATTTATTTTTAAATAGACGTGTTGCAAAACTATCAACCTGTTGAACGTAATTATCAAGACGACTAACAACCCGATCATTCATTTCTAATTGAATAGTTGAAAAAAGACCCGCGCAACAATTCATGGAGGGAGCTAAATCGTTTTTTGCTTCAAGTTGAGCACCCGCCGCCGTTTGAAAAGACATTCTAAACCGAAAAAAACTTTCTGATGGTGATGTCCAAATATTACCCGCCGTTTCCCAATTATATACTATCTGAGAACGAACGAAATTAGCCCCCGCAATATCCGCTAAAGACGTAACCTGCATATAATCACATTCACTTACGCCATCATTTAATGAGTCAAGGCCTTCAACAGTTTCAATAAGATTGAATTTAGACATTTATATATTATATATATATATAAAAAAAATTATTATAATCTATAATCAATCTTGAATTTTGCGAGAAAATTATTAATTATATGTTTTCCAAATTGTGATATTATATTTTTTGTATTTTGTATCCAATAATCTTTACTTTTATTTACGATTTCCGCATTTTCAATTATAATTTTTTCTATATGTTTTAATTCTTCATATGGTATATGTGTATTTGTTTTTCTTATTGCATCATTTATCATATCTGTGAATCCACTGCCCTTTTGTTGCGGTCCTGCTAATCGTAATCCTTCCCCGTGTTTTATATTTTCTGTAAATACTTTTACGAATTCTTCTGTATCAACACCATCATTACCCGAACCATACATACCCGCACCCAACATTGATTTTAACATTGAACTTAATTTTGCTTTTACTGCATCTTCAATAATTGGTTTTAAAAATTCCGCAACTTTCCATGCTGTTTCTTCTGTTCCATATTTCTCAATAATATCTTTCATTTTTTGTAATGCCTCATTAGAAAAATCGCTCATTTTCATTTGAAAATTTGTAATCATACTGCTTATATCTTCCATAGAACCGCCCGCAATACGTAAGCCACCACCCGCAATACGTAATCCATCTCCCGCCTGTCTTGCTTCTCTTCTTGCACGTCTCCTTTCACGTCCTTCCATTATTTTATTTGTTAGTTTATTACCAACCGCCCCTAATGCACCTGTTGCCAATCCTGCGGCCGCAAATTTTGCCCCTGCTAATATTGCGGGTATAAATGGAGCTAAAAACGGTAAAAATCCGCCTTTTTGCTTACACATTCCCTGCCCTAATTGTTCTGATTTGTTATAATCTGTTTTATGTTCATTTGTTGTGGGTAGATTTTGTATGACTGGATTTACAACGGGCATACTATCTGTTAATTTAACTTTTAAAAATGCCGACGGGTCAATACCATATCCCTTCTGTTCTAACTCCGCTAATTTATCTTTAAACATTACGTCATTTTCATCGTGTTTATCTAAACTTTCTTTACTTGGATATTTAACGCCGAGTCTTTTTTCTAATTCGTATTTTGCTTTCATAGGGTAATACGCTTTATTAATATTTGATTTAAAATCTGTTGATTTAGATAATGAACTTAACATTCTTTTGTCTGCTTCCTGTATTTGTTCTGGTTGTTTTGCAAGTGAATATCTAAGGTCGTGAGCTAAAGCGATTAAATCACCTTCTGTTAAAGGTTGGTCTCCTCGTATCATTCGTTGTTTAAGTTTTGTCCCTGGCCCCATAAAATTGGCGACATATGTCTTACCGTCCTCTTTTTTTAATATTGCGTGCATTTCACCTGGAAACAATTTATCACGGTTTAATGGTCTGCGTAATTTTAAATTTACATCATACACCTTCTTAAGTATTCCGTGTCCATTTTGTCCTTCATAATAATGTCGGTTTTTCATTTATATAATATATATATATAAATTATTTTATATCATAAGTTAATTTAAATATAATCTTAGTCGGGTAACCGTCAAGATTTACGGGGTTAAAGTTCTGGTCTGTAATCCATACCGAATAATTATTACGTTTTATGCCTCGTAAATCATCACAATTTATTTTAGTTGGATTATTAGGAGCATACAATATTTGGTAACCGACACTAACCGTAATAGGGACTGATGCTATAACTGGATAAATCTTATCATTAACACGTAATCCACTACTAATGAAATTAGAGCATATATAAAAACTGTCAATTAATGAAAACTGGGCGGTATTCTGTGCAAAATAATTTTGAGGGAATGTTGCTAAATTTGACAATACTATACTGTCATAACCTAATATTGTTCTTAGTGTGTTATTTTGTGTAAAATCAATAATCATATTTGCATAGTTAAAACGTAATATAATTTTTTGTGTTGAATTATCACTTTCAATTGACAACACTGGATCGGGGCTAATTTTAAAACCTGCATTTTCTAATAATGTTGTTATTGTATTTGATAAACTATCAACATCATATAATCCCTGGGGAATTTGTAAAATGACTGTTTGATTTATATTATCTGGCTTCGGTGCGGTTATATATAACAAATTATTTTGAGATGCCCCGCTACTAAAAATATTAGGAGAAATCCACCATATACTGGCCTGTTCAACACTTAAAGTGATATTATTTGCGTTTTCTGGTATATCAATACTTTCATTTCTTAAATTTATATTAAAGCGTGAGTTATTGTCTGTGATTGCGTATGACGGCAGTCCTTCATTAGTTGCAATAAAAGAAAATTCTTTTCTTAACATTATATATATTAAGTTATGAATAAAAAAAAAGAAAAAATAAAAAAACCTGTTATAATGATACTGCCTGATAAACTTGTCATTTTAGAAAATAAAGATAAAACATATCACGAGTCATATAATGATTATAGAAGTTCTTTTTTAGATTATCCGCATCCGTTTAGATTATTAAATATATCATCTATGGGAGGTGGTAAAAGTATGGTTAGTGCTAATATTATTTTACATCAACAAGTAAAAGCATTTGAAGAAATTATTATATGCACGTGTGATTCTGAAACACGAGAATGGAAATATAACTTCCCCGATTGTATAGTTCAATCAAATATACCAAGTATTGAAGAAATGAAAACAAAAAGAGACGTCAAAAAATTATTAGTTTTAGACGATATCAACCTTATGGCATTATCTAAACAAGGTAAAGCAATTTTAGATAAAATATATACTTATGCATCATCACATTTAAATTTATCTATTATTTGTAATATACAAAGTTTATATGAACAATGTCCAATGATTGTCCGCCGTAATACTGATATATTTAATATATGGAAAACACAAGACCGAACACAATATGATTTTTTATATCGTAAAATAGGATTAGACACAAAAGAACAATTACAAGAATTATTAAAAAGATATTGTGTTGATAGATTTGATTATATAACAATAAACCTAAAACACGGGGCCCCGTTTAAATTAATGTATAAGAGTTTTCAACCAATAGACGAGACTACATTAAACCTAATAGAAGAATAATATATTTCTATTATAATAAATTATATTTTATTTTCTATTATAAATAATATAATGTATTATAACGAATTTGACGGATCCACGAATAGACGAAGTATCAACGATACAACAAAATTAAATCCAGTTAAAAAAAGTATTACACCGATTGTATATGTAAAACCAATAAACACACAACCATTTGAATATGAAACGCCAACAAGAACATCAAAATATGATAATTCTATGACTAATAAAACACAATTTTATAAATATAGACAAGATATTATCCAATTTTTACAACAAACACAACCTAATGTAAATTTATTAAATAAGTCATTAACATATGAAATTTATAATTACAGCGATCCAGAATATCTAAAACAAGTTGAGGGGGCCCGACGAAATGGATTAGACGCTAAATCAATTGCATTAATTTATAAGCCACCTAAAAAAATGGTATATTCAACAATGAAAGAAGCCGCCGATAGTTTAACAGGATTAATGGGGTATTTACAAAAATTAACAACAACGGATGCAGTCCAAACCGCCGCCGATAAAAAAGTTATCAAAGACCTTATTGATAAAACAGTTAAAGAAGCACAAGCCGACGAAATTAAAAAAAATGAAGATTTTTTAAAGGAAATACGTGATAAACAAACATATGACCTTATACCAATAGTTAGGCCAATACCGACAGAATTACAAGTTGATGAAATTTTAGATGTAAAGGGAGATTATGTTTTTGATGACACGAGATTAAATCAATTTATGGTTGATAATGAAAAATTATTAAGTAGTGATAATTTGAAACAATATAATATTGCGTATGGTTTAGCTCTTTACAATCTAATGAAAGAATACTATTTTTATTATACTTTTCAAGGTGGTTATGCTGAAAACGATATCATGAATGAGTTATATAATAAAATGGATAATGCTGTTAATCCTAAACTTTTACAAGATACATATATGTATATTGACAAAAACCAACAACTCAAATATACAAATCTTACTGTTTTTTATAACCCATTTAATATACCAACAGAAAATGAAAATAAAAAAATACAAGATGATTTTTACAAACTTATGGAAGACTTTATAACAAATATAACAAATAAAAATAATATGTATGATTTAGCCAGTAGTGATGAGGAAGATAATAAATCGGTAAATTTAAATCCTCCAGGCAGTGATGATGAAGATTTAGGCGCCATAGGAGGGCCCGCCGTTCAACCAACACCACCACAACCACAACCCGCACAACCAACACCACAACCAACACCACCCGCACAACCAACACCACAACCAACACCACCCGCACAACCAACACCACCAGTCGGACCACAACCTGACCCACTATTATTACCACCCGCACAACCACAGCCAGACCCTAACGCAGGACAACCACCCGCACAACCACAGCCAGACCCTAACGCAGGACAACCACCCGCACAACCAGACATATATCCATTTATTGATATGAAACGATTAAATGCATTCGGATTTAAAAATTATACTGATGCAAACGCCGAAGAAAACTTTTTGATGGATGATGGTGGTTGTTTTGTTTGTTTATCGTCAAAGGGACACACCCAATATGGAAAAAATAAACATATTGAAACCGATAAGCACATTAAGAACGCCGCAAAAAGATTAAGACAATTACAGGACGTTAATGAAAAAGTATTTGATGTAAAAGAAGCAAATAATCCATCACCTAATACCAATATACAAAAAATAATAGATGCAGAAATGAAATCCAGTGGTCTAACAATATATGGTTATGAAAAATCATTGTCAATATGGTATTCACAAAATGCACCAACATATTCAGGAAGAGGCATGCAGGATGGACAAGGAGTAAAAGTAGTATATATCCAACCAAAGAAAAATAGCACTTTAAAAAGTAATGGATGGCTTAAGCATGTTAAAGAAATAAGCGACCGTGAAAAAATATCATGGTCGGCAGCATTAAAAAAAGCCAAACTCACATATAAAAAATAATCTTATAGTATTATATAATAATGACTAATTATTTTAAACAATACCGCGGGGAGTTGTATGAACACATTAAACCGTATATATTAGGGGGTGGAGATGCAGATGATGAAAATAGAATGTTGATAGAAGAATTAAAAAAACAACTTGCAGAAAAAGATAAAATACTCGCAGAAAATGAAAAAAAAATAAATGATTTAAAAAAAGAAAATGAAACACAAAAAATGAGTAATCAACAAATAGCGACATTATTATTAAAGCAAGAACAGCAATATAGACATTTACAAGCAAGAAAAGAAAGAAGGCAAAAATCATTAGATACGTATAATGCATTAAGTATTAAAAGACGATATGGAGTAGAAGACCCAATAGGGGTATCACTTTTATCAAATCCATCATTAAAAAATCAAAATGAATTTACAGCATTTGATAGGATTAATAATAATGATGTAGGATATAACACAAACAATATTAAATTTGCAGATTATCAGAAAAAATTTATAGATACATTCACACAAAATACAAATCCATTAACAATATTACATTATGGCGTAGGGACGGGTAAAACTATTATAGCAGTATGTTGCGCTCAAGAATATATAACTTTACAAGGTATTGACAATGCATATGTATATTTTGTTACGCCTCCAAGTTTAGTATTAAATACAATGAGTGAAATGATGAAAGTAGGTATTCCTTTTGATTTAAAAAATAGTAATGGTGATTATGTATTTCATTATATATCATTTAATCAATTGTTATTATCAAAATTACAATTTAAAAAAAACTCATTTTTAATCATTGATGAAGTGCATAATTTAAGAAATTTTAAAACACAAAATAATACAGAGAAATTATCAGCCCGTAAGCGTAAGAGAGGTGAAAATTTCAGAATGACAGGAAATAAAACCGCGATAAAAATAATATTAGAAGCAAACAAAGAACAAGCAATTAAAAAATCATTATTTATGACAGGGACATTAATGATTAACAGTGTTGATGATTTAGACAGTATTATGGCATTAGGATATATGAAACCGCCATTATTAAAAAATTTTGAGGATAAGTGGTATAGTATAACAGGACCGCCATATACACCTTTAAAATTAGATGAAAAAAAATATGACCAATCATACACTCAATTAAATCAATATTTTAGCGGTATTATTTCAACTTATTTTGTATCAATGGATGACCCGCAATATCCAACAGTAAAATATAAATTTATATATGTAAATAAAGATAATACAAAAGATATAACAATGGATATTTATGATAGTGTTATTAAAAATTTAAATACACGGACTGACATTAAAAGAAAAGAAAATTATATTAAAGATTTACGAGATACAACACGGAAGACGTATAGTTCAATAAAAGGAAAATTAGAACCAGAAGCAAATGATAATAATGATGTTAAATATGAAGATGATGAAGACATACAAGATGACTTAGAAGATATAAACACAAATATGGATAATTTTGATGATATGCAAGAAGGCGATGGACAAAAACTTGTAGAGATGAATGCAGACACAGGAGATGCATATTATTATTATTCACGTAATGAATACGGAATGATGAAAATAGAATATATTATAAACATTTTAAAAAGTAAATCACGGCCAAAAAATACAAGAACTCTTATATATTTTCAATTTATTAATTTATCAATACAACCATTATTAGAAGTATTAAAAGCAGAACAAATAAATTTTGTAGCGATTACGGGTAGTGATAGTGCAAAAGAAAAAGAAATCAAAGTCAATAAATATAATAATTTTCAGGTTGATTTATTAATTTTTTCATATGCAATTAAAGAAGGTATATCATTCAAAGAAACAGAAGAATTTTATTTTTGTAATCTTTATTTTAATTATCCAATTATGGAACAGATATTAGCAAGGGCTATCCGTTTTAATTCACATAAAAAAGGTAAAGACGCCATATTAAAAATATTTATTCTTATGGGTGTTGAGAACGATGACTATAATAAACACAAACAACAACTTGATTATATTGAGTCAGCTTTTAATAAAGGTATTAAAACAGTCTTAGAAGTCCCGAAAGAGTTGATGACAGAAGAAAATATAAATGGTGTATTAATTCAACATATACACGACTTCAAAAACAGTGGAGACCTTAAAATGTTAAGTTTTGTATTTTTCAAACAAATACGAATTAATAATATGAACTATAAATTAGTAAAATACTGCGAACCATTTGAAAAAGCAAAAGATATATTTTCATCGGAATTTAACGAAGCATACGCAAAGGCAATAATTACAAAACAGGAAGAATTAAAACGAGAATTAACAATAAAAGAAAAAATACAAACAAAAAGAATAATATATGACGTATTTTATAATAAACAATTAAATAATTTATTGACATCTAATATTGATTTATCAAAATATTCATCAACACGTAATCCAGATTTAGAAACAGAAGCAAAAAAATATAAAATAAGTGATGAAATTATAAGAAAATATAAAGGTGATATAAAACAAATATTTGACGATCCATATATTAAATTATCAAAACAATATATAACAACATTTCAAGCAAATTTTACGCCATATACCGAGTGTGTTGAATTAATTAAATATAGCGGTATATTAGATAATAATAATGCACCTCTAAGAATATTAGAACCAACCGCGGGAGTAGGTAATATGATAATACCATTATTAGAATCTAAAAATAAATTTAATTATGAGATTGATTTAAATGAATACAACCATTTATTTGTTCAAATCGCAAAATATAAATTTGAAAATATAAGTAATATCGTTATTCACGAAACGGATTTTTTTAAATATACGCCATCGTATCAATACGATTATATTTTAGGTAATCCGCCTTTTAATCTACCAGGGCAACGAACAGAATATAAAAAGAAAAAAAATAAAGACACTGGAGAAATAAACAAATATATTGAAAAATATGATGTTGTATATTATGATGTTGATTTCGTAACGGAAGCATATAATACATTGTTAAAAGAAGGAGGGGTATTATGTATGATTATATCAGCAGATGCCGTAAATCCAGAAACACGAAGAAAAGCACGCGCACGATTTCAAGAAGATTTAAAACAATTACAATCAATGGACGAAAGCAACGTAAAATATGAAAAATCTAATCAATTTAATAAAGATGGGTCAATTGATAATAAAATGACAACCGCATATCCAATGATTAAAATATGGCTACGTAAAGTAGAAAATTTTATGTTTATTACAAATGATAAAGAAGAAAAGAAAATAATAAGTGCAGAAAAAAGAGAAATGAAAAAAAAAGAAAAAGAAACAGAAAATATAACGGTTGAAGATACTAAAAAACAGGCCGAGGACGAAGCAATAAAAAATAAAGAAATTAATGCAAGATATATTAAGTTTTTAGAAACATTAAATGCATTAGACGCAAGCGTTGAAGATATAAAAGACCTAAAAAATATTATTAAAGAAGCATCCGAAATACAGGACGAATTTGAACAAGAGACAAATGAAAATGAAAAAGAAATATTAAACGAAGAAATGAAAGATTTATCAAAAGAAGTAAAAAGTATTAAAACAAATAATAAAGATACGCAAACATTGATTACAAAATTAGCGGACGAACTTAATAAAAAAATGAAAGATATTAATAAAGAGGACGAAGAAGATAAAAAAACATATAATGACATAATGAAACAAACAGAAGAAATAATGAAGAATATAAAAAAACCGCAAACACAAAAAGATATTATACAAAAAGAAATAAAAGAATATGAACAAGATAAAGTAAAAAATACTGATAAGGCAATAGATATGATTTATTATTCAGGTAGTGAATTGCGCGATATAGACAAAGAAATATCTAAACCATATATATCAAAAGATAAACTTATACAATTACAAGCTAAACTGATGAATATTAAATATCCTGATGTTGAAGACACAGAAATATTAAAAACTGTTAGACCATACTTATTATATATTATTAAGTTCAAGTTAAGTAAATTATCTGACCAATACAGGCGTTAGTTAAATTAAGTTTTTTTAAATGATGGCTGGGGTATATACACGCCTATAATCATTGATATTATACCTATCCATAAACTTTTATTATCATCCTTAATTATTATCATAGCAATACTTACACAAAATGCAATAAGACTAAAAGCAAGCTGAGCAATAAACGTGGCGGCGTGAGGGTCGCAAGTAAAACAACAAGAACGCCATATTTCATCATTTTCTTTATTATCCGTATGTGGCAACATTATATTTATTATAATATTAATAAATATAAAAAAATTATAAAAACATATATTATAAAATGATGCCCGATAGAAAATCCCGCGAACTTACACTACACCGTGACGATGGATACAAATTCCGCATTGAAAAAGTTGTCGGTAATGATGATGCTGGTCCGTGTTTTTCTCTTAAAACAACTAACTCTGCGGGGGCTGGTGATTGGGGCGTTCATATCCCGATGCTTAAAGTTGATACTATGTATGGTGTGCGTGAGGTTGGCCCTTTACTTGGTATGCATGAATACTATATTAGTCAACTCAATGTCAATCTTCCTGCCGAAGTTGTAAGAGCCACTAACGCAGAAGCAAGCCTACAGGCAAATATTAACGCTGAAGCCGCCGCCCGACTTTCACAAGACAACGCACACTCCGCAAGTATTGCACAGGAAATATCTGATAGACAAACAGGCGATTATCAATTAGATGTTAAAATAACTTCTGAAACCGCAAGGGCTCAAGCATCCGAATTAGTATTAACTAATAGCATAGCTCAAACTGATTTAGATGTAGCCGCCGAAGAAAAGGCCCGCGCCGATGCGGATTCTAAACTTAATGATGCAGTAAGCGCCGAGGTGAAAGCTCGTGGTGCTGCGGATCATAAACTAACAACCGACTTAGCGTCTGAATCTAAAGCCCGTACGGATGCCGACAGTAAATTAACTGTTGATTTGGCATCTGAAGTTGCCGAACGTAAAAGCGAATTTAAACGCGTAGATGGGCGTATTGACTTTATTACATCAAATACTGACCCTTCCGCACTGGACTCACTTTCCGAGATAGTAAGTAATTTTTCAATCAATGGGGCGTCATATGCATCACGTCTTGCATGGTTAGAAGAAGTAGTGCAGGAACTTGTTAATAAGTCTCAATAAGTCATATTTAATAATTCATAAATAATTTGTTTTAAATTAATATTTTGTTGTTCTAAATATGTTATACGTGTTGATAATGTGTTTATATCTGTTTGTAATATATTTATATCATCAATATCGCTGATATATATTTTATCTGTTTTCAATTGTGAGGAATTGTCCGTTTTTACAAATGCATTATTTGGCAGTTGTCTTATTTTAATAGTATTACATATAATATTATTCGTGTTTGTATCACTGGTCGTCAAATTTTTAGATATACTATTCTTTGCTGTCCTATTTGTTAAAAAAGAACTCATTAATTATATATAATATTTATAAAATATTATACGTATTTTATTATATAATATTCTCTATATATAATATATAAATGGAAGATATAAAAGAATTACGAGAAAAAGCTTTAAAATTAGATGGCGTGTCCGATTTTGGATTATCACGAAGAAAGGGCAAACGCTTTTATGTTTTATATAATGGTGTTAAAATAAATTTTGGGTCATCAACTGGAAAAACATTCATTGACCATAAAGACGACAAAAAAAGGGAAAATTGGAAAAAAAGGCATTCACAAATAAAGAATAATGAGGGAATACCATTTTATACGATAAAAACGTCACCCGCTTATTACTCTTGGCATCTTCTATGGTAAAATGAAAAATATAAAAATAAAATATGTATAATATTTTTATAATGGATATAGTAATATTGATAATATGTTGTGTAGGATTAATAATATTATATGGTGCTGTCTATATTAAATAATTGCATACAATATTAGATACATCATTAATTAAATGTTTATTTAGTTTTTTAATAATAAGTTGTTTATATTCTGGGGCGTATTTATCATATATTGTTTTACTTATTGATATTTCGGACAACATAAAATTTCGTATATCAATGTTATAAAGCATATAATAAAAACAAGTCATCTCATGTTGTATATTTTCTGTTGGTCGTGATAATGCTGATAATGCGTGTAATTGATTATTATTAGGCGTGCAATATGATAAAGTAATATCATTTACTGTTTCTTCTGTATCATATGTAGGTATATTCAAACAATCTAATATATCACGTTCTATTAATTCATTTATAAAAACAAGGCATAATTCTTTTTTTTTGTATTTATTAAATTTTTTTAAAAATAACGGTTTATATAATTTATTAATATTATCTCTTTTAAAATATTCAAAGAAATAATTAAAATCAATGTTTTCATATAATAGTTCATTAAGTTCATCGCATATTTTTGCATCATCCATAAATAACCCGCCGTCATATTTAATGAGTTGTTGTTTAGTTGTCATCATTATATAATACATTTATATAATAATTTTTTTTAAGCCATAAAATAATAATAAAAATAATTTCTATATATTTATCAAAAATAATCATAAATAATATTGGCAACATCTTTATGCATATTTGTTGATGTTGTGATAGGGTCTATATTCATTTTTAAGTGTAAAGCATATTTAAAAAATTGACTAATAAAACGATTATAACAAGAATATATAATATTCTTTTCACTATATGTCTTTATAATATTATAAACTTGTCTTATTTGTTTTTCGTTTATTTTATTATCAATGTAATCATAAAAATGATAATCTATAACTTTATTTAAAGTTCTATAACATTGAAAACTTCCCAATTTATTTATATTAAAAAAAATATCTTGATTAGAAATATGCATACACTTTTTAATATTAATAAATGTTGTGCGTCCATTAAATTTTAAATGTCGTAATTGTTTATCATTGATATTAATAAATAACATTTTTTTAACTCCTACTCCTTGGTCATATACTAAATCAGTCCCACCCCTACGAGCACATAAAGTTTTATTATAAACATACGATACTTTAAAACAGTAAAATTTAATTGTTTCAGAAAATTTTTCATAAACTAATCTAAAACCTAATTCATATAATCCGTCTAAATCAAATTGTTCTAACTTTGATAAATCAGTATTCAATAAATAATTAAATGAATTATAAAAAGTGTCTTTATCGTTTGTTGTCCATTTCTTTATTTCAGTATTCCATGTCGCACA